CATCCGATGCAGCGACTATCGCGACATGGATCGCAACGCAGCGCGGCAAGGGCGCGGTGGATAAAGCCGTGCTGCCGAATATGGCAGCCAACGATGCGGCGATCGTAAACTTTGCCGCATCCGACATCACGGCGGAGGGCAGCACAGTGACGACCGCCGCTTTTTGCAGCCGCATCGCCGGACTGATAGCCGGTACGGGCATCGCGCAGAGTATCACCTACTATGTGCTGCCCGATGTGTCCGACTGCGAGAGGCTGACAGCCGACGAAATGAGCACAGCCGTCGCTGCCGGTAAGCTCATCCTGATGCACGACGGCGAAAAGGTAAAAATCGTGAGCGGCGTGACCAGCCTTGTGCCCACAGGCGGAAAAAGTGATCCCCTGCAAAAAATCAAGACGGTCGAGGTTATAGACGCTATCAGGCGCGACATCACCCTGCTGGTGCAGGATGGGTATATCGGCAAACTGCCCAATACCTATGACAACAAATGCGTTTTGATTACGGCTATCCGCGACTACCTGCGCACGCTGGAGGCGGAGGATGTGCTGGCCGAGGGCAGCACGGTCGAGATCGATGTAGCGGCGCAGCGTGACTGGCTTAAATCCGCCGGCGTGGACGTGGGCGACATGGACGATGATGCGGTTAAGACCGCCAACACCGGGACACATGTATTCCTTGCTGTAAACATCAGCATTTATGACGTGATCGAGACAATCAACATCGAAATCACATACACGATGGAGGCATAAACGATGACAAAAGCAAAGTTTGACGCAAAACGCGTCATGAACGGTACATGGGGCGAGCTGTGGATAGAAGGTGTCCTTGCTGCCGAGGTGTACAAAGTGCAGGCAAAAGAGTCCTACAGCCGCGAAAACGTACCGATTTGCGGTTCGCTTACAGACGGTAAAAAACTCACAAAGATAGAGCGCACAGGGTCCATCGGTATGCACCATGTCAATACCCGCATGGCGGGACTGATAGCAAATCGCATCCGCGCAGGCGAGGATCCTGCCTATACGCTGATATCAAAAATCGACGATCCCGACGCACTCGGAGCGGAGCGCATCGCTTTTACGGGGGTGCGCTTTGATGACCTAACGCTTGCGGACTGGGAAGCGGGGGTACTCGGGAAAATCGAAGCCCCGTTTTCTTTTGACGATTACGAAATTCTTGATTCAGTGAGGTAAAAAAATGGAAGGATCGAAAATCAACATTGTAGACCTTTTGCTGGCGCAGGATGCATCAAAGATCCGCGACCTGCCTACTGCGCAGATACGCATCACCCGCCTGTCAGACATCATCGGCGCGGATTTTTGTCTTGAGATCCGTGCACTGACCGGCGCGGAAATCGAATCCATGCCCGACGGCATGGAAGGTATCGACCGTAAAATCCTGACGGCAGTCAAAAATTTTGATTTTACCGACGCGCAGCTGCGCGGAAAATTTACGCCCGAAGGGCGCTGCACACCGCTGACGCCCACCGAGCTGATAGACGTACTGCTGCTGCCGGGTGAAAAAATCCAGATAGTACGCAAAATCAACGACCTCAGCGGCTACACCGATGACGCGGTCGAGGTAATCAAAAAAAACTGAAAACGGACCCGGAGCTGTTGCTGATGTACATCCTTTTTAGGGACAAGGGCATCTGTCCCGGGGACTACTACAAAAAATCAACCGGCGAAAAACTTTTGCTGGCGGCCTTTGTACAGCAGATGTATGACGACAAGGAGAACTAAAAAATGTCAAAAACTGCTGAAACATTATTTGTACTGCGCGACAACTATAGTGGCACGCTAAAAAACATCGCGCAAATACAAAAAAGTTTTACAAAAGACTTAGACGGTTTGCAAAAGTCTCTGAAAGAGTTGAATCGCGGCCGTGCTGAAATAAAAATCGATGCAGACAAAGCAAAACGCGAGCTTAAGGCTGCGCAAAAAGCCTACACCGACTACGGCGATGCAGCATCAAAAGCAGCGGCGCAGCAGGCACAGATCCGATGGGACGATGCGCAGCAGCAGCTAAAAGCCTATGATAGGCAGATCCGCGAGACCACCAAGGCGATGGAGGATCTGACAGGTGCGCAGTCAAAAGCTACTGCGTCCGCGGCAGCGTCCGAGTCGGCCGCACCGCCCGCTTCGGCGGGCGGGGTTGAATCGGTCGCAACGGCAGTTTTAGGATCACAGCTGGCGGCGCAGCTGGGCACATCGGTCGCATCCGCTTTTGGCGCGGGTATATCCTCCGCTTTTGGCGACAGCGTCGGGGCATCCGTGTCCACCATCGGCGGAGCCCTGGCATCGGGCGCGGCAGGCGGCGCGGCACTCGGCAGCATCATCCCCGGACTGGGCACGGCCGTCGGTGCCGGCATCGGTGCTGCTGTCGGCCTGATATCCGGTGCGATACAGGATGCGGCGCAAAAAACGCAGTATCGCGACCAGTATTTTAAGGATGATGTAAAAAACATATACGATGAGGTAATCGCTATCCGTCAAAGCATGGTGAGCACCGGCGCGGAGATAGCCGCAGAGCGCGAGACCACGCAGATGGCTTTTGCAAACTTGCTAAAGGGCGAAGCGGCAAATGCTCCCGTATACGCCTACAGCGCAGCACGGGACGGCGGCAGCCTTGCATATCTGCTACAGCAGACGCAGGTCGGCGCGGGCATGGACCGCAACGCATATGCCGCTGACTTTTTGACAAAACTCAACGAGTTTTCCCGCGACACTCCGTTTGAGTATGACGAACTTGCATCTATCAGTAAAACGCTGCTGACATACGGTTATAATTCAAGCGACATGTTTGATATGTTGACCAAAATCGGCGATGCCGGCAGTGCACTGGGATGGGATTCATCGTCCAAAACCGCCGTTGCGACATATATCGGCCGCATGAATTTGACCGATAAAGTCACGATGGAATATATTAATCCTCTGATTGAGCGCGGTATTGATGCAATCGGATATATCACAGAAAGCCTGAAAACTGACAGCGGCAAGGCCGTCACCGAGCAGGACGTCATGCAGATGATAAGCCGCGGCGAGCTGAGCGGCAAAGCCGTTGCGCAGACGCTGATCGAGTACATGGGCAGCGATTTTGCGGGGTCAATGGAAGAAATGCAAAACTCTTACGCAGGGCTTGAATCGACAATTGCCGGCTGGGAAGCCGACATGCAGGCAGCCTTCGGCGAGAAATTTAACGAAAAGCGCAAGGAGCAGATGCATGAGCAAATCGACTGGTACGAAGAAAACGGCGATGCGCTGAAAGAAATGTACGGTAAAGTCGGCGAGTACGAAGCAAGCCTTATCGGCGAAAAAGAGCGTACCATGCGCGAGAGCATGGACGAGCTGCTTGAAAAAGCGGGCGAAATCCCGACAGGTGAGCAGATGAGTGATGAGCTTTATGCGGCTTTAGTCGATGCGCAGGTCAAGTACAACCAAAGTGACGCATATAACGATTACTTTGACAGTCAGCTATCTTTGATACAAACCACCCGCGATAAACTTGTATCCGAAGGGACGTATCGTAACTTTGGATATGAGATGGCGCAAGAGTTTACAAAAGGTTATAATGCCGCACTGTCGGCGAACATGGGCATCGGCGACGCCGAGCCGAACGCAGCCCCAAGCGCGACGCCCGAACCGATAGTATCCCCGGGTCCGCTGCCGCCGCCCGCTTTTGCGTACGGTATCCGGTCCGTGCCGTATGATGATTTTGCGGCGCGACTGCATCAGGGCGAGCGCGTGCTGACAGCAGCGCAGGCACGGTCCGCGGACATGGCGGCATCCCCGCAAGTGACTATTACAGGCAATACTTTTGTAGTGCGCGAGGAAAGCGACATAGACGCTATCGCGCTTGCACTTTATGAGCGTTTTGCGACGGCAAGCGCAGTTTACACAGGATAGTAACTATGAGACGTATTTTCAGCATCTTGCACGAAGGCACTGAGTATCGCCTGCCGGTGACCCCGGCATCCATCCGGCTGGACACCGGCATAAAAATCGACACCGCCGCTGTATACGGACTGGGCGATATAAATCTTGCCGGTGACCGCACGGCGGCAGCCGTCAGTATCAGCTCTTTTTTCCCGGCGAAGGCCTACGATTTTTGCATAGGTCAGCATCGGGATCCGTATGACTGGGTAAAGCTTTTTAAAAAAATAATCAAAAAGAAAAAGCCCGTACGTTTGATAATTTCCGACACAGCGATAAATATCCGTGTGCTGATAAAATCAATCGAGTACGGCGAAGATCCGGGCACCAATGATGTTAATTACGCATTGACGCTTGTTGAGTATCGCCGCGGCATGGCGGCAGAACCGCGGCCGCAGGAGGATACGCCGTACACGCCGGAGACCTACACTGTCGTATACGGCGATACGCTG